CTCAAACCACAAAGTGATCCAACTGCAAGTTTTATTGTTGATGGATACACTATGAACCAACATTTGAAAATGCAAGAACAATTTCCACAACACATCAAAGGCGAACAAGTAATGCAGATGTATTTTGAAGACCACAAAGGTAATGACTACGGATTGGATCAAGCAGAAAGAATGAATGCTTTTAACTTCAATAAGTTCAAAGGATGGAAATGCGCAGCAGGGTATCAAAGTTGCGTTATAAGGGGTGGTGAAGTTAAAAGGGCATATAGTTGTGCGGAAGAACCTTTAGGTACGCTACAAGACGGTTTTACGCTGTTTAAGACACCATCTAAGTGTATAACTAGTACCTGTGTTAGCTCTGCAGACAGTAAGATACCAAAATCGAAATGAATATAGATATACAAGATATAAAATTTTGGATGGATGCAATTCGCAACAGCGATGATAGAAGCCGTACACTTGATAGTTTTTGGGGCGGCCAACTACAATCCAAAGAATGGTTAATACAAGCCTTAGAAAAGAAATCACGTATTGCCAATGCAAGGATTGTAATATTTGGCGGATGGAATGGTGTACTTGCAAGTATGCTGTTTAATAGTGACGTAGGTGTTAAGAATATTACTAGTGTAGACATTGATCCTACGTGTGAAGAAATTGCACGAACTATGAATAAGCGACAAGAAATGGAAGGTAAATTTGTAGCAGTCACAGAAGATATGTGTAACTTTTATTACCATTCAAAACCTGATATCGTAATTAATACTAGTTGTGAACATATGACAAAAGCAAAGTATAAAAAGTGGTTGCGAAATGTTCCGAAAGACTGTAAAATAGTACTACAAAGTAATGATTACAAAGAACTAGATGAACACATAAATTGTGTATCATCACTTAGTGAATTTAAAAAAACAAGTGGTCTTGATTCTATTATGGAAGAAGGCGAATTACAATTACAGAAGTATAAAAGATTTATGCTAATAGGACACAAACATTAATGTATGCATTAGATGAAATAAGATCAATACATCTTGAAGTTACATCTAAGTGTCAGGCCAAGTGTCCGATGTGTCCACGTAGAATACAAGGTGGTCCATTATTAGATACGCTTTACCTAGAAGAGATTGATTTAGAAACCTTTGTTAATTGGTTTCCAAAGGACTTCGTAAGGCAGTTAGATGATTTGAATATGTGTGGAAATTTAGGCGATCCTATTATTGCAAAAGACACACTGGAAATATATAGATATTTAAGAGAAACAAATCCTTCAATGCATTTACAGATGCACACTAATGGAAGTGCAAGATCTTTTAGTTGGTGGAAAGAACTTGCAAGTTTAAATGTACGGGTAGTATTTGGTATAGATGGATTAGCGGATACACACGCACTATATAGAGTGAATACTGACTTTCTCAAGATTATACAAAATGCGAAAGCATTTATCTCTGCTGGAGGTGATGCACGTTGGGATATGCTAGTGTTCAAACATAATGAACACCAGGTACACGATTGTGAAACTATGAGTAAAAACTTAGGATTTACACATTTCTACACAAAGCATACTAGTAGATTCAGAGATGGTAAACTAGATGTTATAGATGATAATTACAATGTAACGCACACATTGTATCCAACAACTCACAGTGATAAAAACAGTGAAGGTGTTGAACAAGCAAAACAAGATGTGTTACCAAACATTAGTTGTAAAGCACAAACAAACAATCAAATATATGTTACTGCTAATGGCGGTGTAAGTGCTTGCTGTTGGTTAGACTTAGAATGGGTTCCGCAGCATAGTTTTTCTCGTATTGATTATATGAGCAAAGTTAAAGAATATCCTAATCTAAATAATAAAAGTCTAAGCGAGATATTTGCAAGTGGCTTTTTTAGTAAAATATCAAGTTGTTGGACAACAACAGGTTTGAAAGAATGCACCAAGCAGTGCGGCAACTTTGATAAATTAAATAAACAGTTTGTAGAGGTGAAACAACAGTGACTACTAGTAAAACTTTTTGCCCGTTACCGTGGATACATATGGCTACGAGACCTAACGGTGATGTTAGAGTCTGTTGTACAGCCAATGCTAGTGGTGCAGGAACAAAAGATAATAAAACAGCAGGCCTTGTAAAGAAAGATGGTATCGCTATGAACTTGCGAGATCATAGTATTGAAGAAGTATGGAATAGCGAACATATGCGTAATACAAGATTGCAAATGTTAAACGGTGAAGTACCTGTAAGTTGTACCAAATGCTTTGAAGAAGAAAGCAATGGAGTAGTAAGTAAAAGACAATGGGAAACACGTGAATGGAAAGGAAAAATTAATATGGAAAACCTTGTTGATAAAACACAAGAAGATGGTAGTTTGGAAGTTGACATTCCGTACTTTGATTTACGTTTAGGAAATGTATGCAACTTGAAGTGTACTATGTGTTCACCGCACGATAGTTCCAGTTGGATCAAAGACTGGAAACTACAACAACCTGAATATAAAGATCCACTGCTTGCAAGCGATCAAGATTGGGATCAAAACTTTGATTACACTTGGTACAAGAAAGGAAGTTTCCTTGAAAGTATGATGGAACAGGCCGGTAACATTCAACAGTTATACTTTGCAGGCGGAGAGCCATTAATGATTCCAGAGCATTGGAAAATTTTACAAGAATTAATTGCAGAAGGTCACGCAAAAAATATTAAGTTAAGATACAACACTAATGGACATCCAGACAGTGCTATGAAGGCTGTAAACTATTGGAACCATTTTAAAGAAGTAGTTGTTAATTTTAGTCTTGATGGTACACAATATGTAAACTCATACATTAGATATCCTAGTGATTGGCTTCAAACAATAGCATCATTACGATATATGGTTAATCAAGTAGACAAAAAACATCAGGTTAATATTGCGTGTGCAGTACAAGCACTTAACGCACTTGACCTTGTAGATCTTGTAGATTGGAGTATAAAGAGAAATGATATCAATAACAAAAGAACACATATGGCTGCGCCTTTCATAAACACGCATTTAGTATACTTCCCAAGTTATATGAATATCAAAGTGCTGCCTATGGAAATTAAAAATCAAGTACGAAGAAAGATTGAAGATTTTATTATACGCAACAGTAAAGACAAATACTTCAACGATCATCCAATGGGCAAACAACGTTGGGAAGGAATTATTAAGTTTATGTATTCAGAAGATTGGAGTGATAAACTTCCTGCACTAGTTGAGTATCTAGGCAGTTGTGATAAAACAAGAGGAACTAACTGGAGAGAAACATTTCCAGAGTTAGCGGCAGCAATTGATGGACAATAATGAAATAGAAAGAGCATTGCGTTGGCAAAGTCTAGTAAACTTAGGCAACCAGGTTAAACTGAAATGGAGTATAGACCATTATGCTGTTGAGAAACAGTTAGAGCAGTTTAACAACAACTGGTGTCCTTACAATGCAAAGAAAGATACACACAACAATCGTTGGGGATTACCTATTACAAGTCATACAGGCGATGTTATGGACAACTATCATCTTAATAGTTTTGGCCATATGCAAAAGTATCACGATGTAGAAATGAAGGAAGAAAACTTTAATACTCCTACTGAAGTGTATCATAAGATTCCTGAACTTAAAAAATTAGTTGATCTATTCAATCCAGATATTGGCCGTGTACACCTAGTACGTGTAGACCAAGGAGGATTCTTTCCTCCACACAGAGATTTCCACGGTACTAGTCCAGAGTATTTTAGACTGTTAGTTGTGTTTGGACGTTGTAGTCCTGAAAACTATGTTCAACTTATTGACGGCAAACCTTTGTATCCCGAAGCAGGTTACGTATACTTTACTAACTTCCAATTAGATCATAGTGTGTTTAGTTTTAGTGATAATTTGTACAGTCTTATTTTAACAGTAAAACTTAATGAGCGTACACAACAACTAATATTAGACAACACGATGGCAGAATGAAGTTAACATATCAACAAAGTTCAAAAGAAAATTGGTTTTTAGTTAGTTGGACACTGTCTAACAAGTGTAACTATCGCTGCTCCTATTGTCCTGAACATTTACATAGTGGTAGCACAGGACAGCCTCGTTGGGAAACTGTTGAAAGATTTGTCAAAAATTTTACAGTACCCGGTAAAGACATATGCTATAGATTAAGCGGTGGCGAACCTACATACTGGAAACACTTTATGGATCTTGCTAAACTTGTAAAAGCACAAGGGCATACATTTAGTTTTTTAACAAACGGCAGTAGAACTCCTGAATACTATAAAGAGATATCACAA